TATTAGAGTACGAGATTCGTCTGCGTATACTGGTATACCGAAATCATCAGTGACATCCTGCACTTCTACAAAGGTTGCTGGTTTAGCAATTCTACATGGTTTACTTGGATGTTTTTGAAATGGCGTTATTCTTAGAACTTCATCAATTGGTATATCGTAAAGTCTACGTGTACCAACTATTTTACGTGTACCTGGAATAAGTACTGGATCTAGACCAACAAAAGGCCCGCGTGGGCCGGGTGGTTCAGCCGGTGGTCTTGGTGTAAACGTTCTCTCTGTTACACAGTAATCAGGCTGCTTACCAAGATTACAAGTTCTAGCCCAATAATCCGCAACGGTGTTTATATCAGCTTTTGGTTGAGCCAATCCAGGTCTTACAGATTGAGTTGGATCTTGTAAGTTAGAAACAACAGCTACAAGATCAATTGTTCCACTGGAAGAGGTGTCTGGTACTATTACCGTTTCACCGTTTGCTGCAGTCTGTTTTATAAATCTAGGAGCACTCTTGACTCCAACACTTGCCTGCTCGATAATTGCTTGTCTTAGTCTTTCTGTTGTTATTCTAGTACCACGAGTTCTACGAGTACCAACTACACCATTTTCTACAGCATTGGTATCCGTTTCGTTGAATTCATCAACGTATGATGATATATCAATGTATCCGAGTAGTTCTGGCGTATATGAAAATGAACTCAGGTTATTCGCGTCAACACCAAACAATCTTGCATTTCCAGATGGATAACATGTTCTGTAGATTGGCAACAGTATTCTACATCCTGCCTCACCTGGTCGTTTTGAAAATTCAGGACAACCAAATGAGTATCGATAATCACAAGTTGGTTCGTTATTGATGATAACAGGGGGTGGTGGGGGTACTGGTGGGAAAGTGATGTCATCTATAATTCTAGTCCCGCCTGATAAATCAGTACCACCCCGTTGAGGTGCTAAGTCAGGATTGGTTCTACCACCAACACTGGCGTCCACTGGATTTGGTGTGACGATATTACGTCTACCAGTTATATCTACAAGTTGACTTCCAGCATTTAGAGTTGGGGAGTCTACAAATGTAAGTGCCTGAGTAAGATTTCTAGCGGCTACAGCACTTTCAAGTGCAATACCCTCAGAGTTGGCAAGTGATTGTTCAGGAGATATACCAAATCTTTGAACAAACTCGTTACGAATGAGTCCAGCTGTAATTGTATCACCCCTTTGGAGCGCTGACTCATAATCTCTTCTAAGTGACAATTCTGAAAATGTTGTTGCCATATGCGTTTATCTCAATAATCTAGTTTAACTTTTATAACCAACTCTCTATCAAATGACTTCTTTACAGGTTTACTTAGTTTTGCAACCGCAAGCAATTCCTGATTATCGTCATACAAACCAATCGTAGTAACATAAACCTGTGGATCACGCACCATTGAATCATATTTCACTACACCCGAACTACCACTAATAAAGCTATCATTCGTTGTATAGTTGTACTCACCATTGAACAGTCGTACAAAATAGTATGTTGAAGACATTACTTCACTTGTTCTACCTTGAAATGACCATGATACATCAGCCGCCATAGCTCCACTTATAGCAGTGAATAACTTGAAGGCGTTATCAAATCCACTTCCAGTCGCAGGAACACGTTCTGTATTGAATGAAGCAGATGCATCAAGTGCCTGTCCATTCAATACTATAACACCGCGGTCTGGATAGAATAATCCCCACGGTGTTGTGTCTGATGTGTAAATACCGTTCGCGATAGAACCACTTCTAACATTGAAAACTCTACCACCTAATTGTGCTAAGTCAGTTGTTGATGCCGAAGAATCATCTATCAATGTGATGTAGTTATCTCCTGAACCCGAAAATGAAAGTTGCCATGTCTTTGTATCCATTCTATCTTTGAATCTGGCTCGGTTTACGTTTACAACGTATATGTATTCGGATGTCTCACCACCAGAGAACGTAAATAAGGTATCGCCGGCATTCAAAAGCATCTGTCTATATTGCGAGTACACCGCCTTTGTAGGAAAGTCATATAGATTCTGAGCACCCGAACCAGTGGATGAACCACTCCCTACAGAATCACCATAAGCAATGCTAAACTGAGACTCGGCACCTTGTAAGTTTGATTGGCTATTGTAAACTTCGTAGTAATATCTCTTCTGATTAGTAGACTGAGCAGAGCTGGTATAAATAGCTGTCAGTGCTGCTTGACTCTTAGACCAGAGCGGAGCTGATACCACTTCCTTTTGATTTGGAGCCACATCTATGTCATCCACGAAAGGAGTAAAGGTTTTACCGTTTCTAAGGCTTTTACGTATTAGAATTTGTTCTTGTGTCATAACTTTTAGTACTCTAATTTCACAGTAACTGATAATTCACTATTGAATGATTTTTGAAGTGGTTTACTCATTTTTGCGATAGCAAGCAGATCACCACTGTCATTGTAAAGTCCGATAGATGTTATGTATGTGATCGGTTCATTTGTGAAGCTTGTATTAGCAACAACGGCGGAACTACCACTTACATATGTAGGATTATTACTGTAGTTGAATTCAGTATTGGATATTCTTACGAAGTAAAAATCTTGTTGTTTTACATCAACGGCTCTAGCTGTAAATCCAAAGTCTTTTGTTGCAGATCCACTTATAGATGTGAATAACTTGAATGAGTTGTCACCAGCGATGTTACTACCACTAACGGTATTGAATGACGCGGAGATGTTCAACACATCAGCAGAGACAATGATTGTTCCGAGGTCAGCATAAACAAGTCCGTAATAGTGTGGGGCAGATGGATTATGTATACCATCGGCTAAACTACCACTTACAAGATTTCTAACAGGAGAAGGTATACCATTATAACCCAAAGCGTCAGTCTTATCTGCAGAATCATCAATAAGCTTGATAATCTTTGGATTAGAACCTGAAACTTCAACTGCACTTCCAGTGTGTGCTGAATTTATCTTCCCACTACCACTAAGTTCGGCTAGACATAGTTCAAAATTACCCAAGTCAATTTTATCACCGACTTTACTTCTGTTGAAGTTGATAGCATAAAAATCATAAAGTGTTGTTGCAGCTTCATCACCCAAACTAAACAAAGTTTGAGTCGGTTCTAAACAAAGTAGTCTATACTGTGAATAGATAGCTTTCGATGGTGTATCACTTGCCTCCCCACCTTGTGATAGTGAACCCGATCCAGCATAGTGTCCATATGCAACGGAAAACACTTGAGCATCTTCACAATCTAAAGAAGCAGAACTCCATACAGCATAGTAATATTCACGAGATGAAGTAGTCTGGGTTGAACTTGTGAAGAAAGTCAATAATTCACCTGTTCCAGCCGACCATAGTCCACGGGTTTCGATTACCTTTTCAGCTGCCGTCATCGGCATTCCAGATTGATCTAGTGGTCTTTGAACAGGTCTAAAAATTCTTGAATTATTCGCCATATTTTGTTCCTATCATTTAGTTGAATCTATAACAGTCGTGACTTATGGTGCAGTTTGAGTTGGTGGTGTTACCGTAACGTCGATTACGATACGTCCGCCAGTTTCATTTGCTGTGATGATAACCTTTGTTGTCTTTTGTGTAGCAATAAGTCTTGCCTGACTATTTGGCTCAACACGGAAAGTTTTACCAACAACCGAGACAGAGTTCGCTGTCTCTGCATCACCAGCCATTGAAGCCTGTGGAGCAGAAGAAAGTCCTGCAATTTGACCACCATTAGCAACCTTTAGTGTAAAGTATGTACTGTCAAGAAGTGTTGCGGTGTAACCAAGTGTAGCATTCAAACTTGCTTCGTTTATGTTGTTACCACCCTTGTAACGAGTTTCCGGTACAATGTTAGGTTCAATACTCGAAGCATCTGTTGCGTTCACAGTAATAGATGTACTACCAACTGTTACAAATGGAATAGCAGTCGTACCCTTAGGCAGGGTAATTAGCTTATACTTCATGGATTGAGTTTCATCAGGTACTGCCTCTGTTACCGGCATACTTTCGATTACAACACCATAATAATCAGAACCGAGTGGATGTGCTGGATTCCATAGATCATAATCTACTTCATCATCGGCTAAAGCAAATTGTGTAATAGAGAAGTTTTGTCTTCCTTTTGCTAAAAGTTCACGTCCTTTTTTCGTAAGGATAGCGTCCACTGTAATTGAGGAATTGTCTAAATAACCCATTGTTGTTACTCCTTGTTGAATATACTGTTACTCATATAAATATCAAGTTTTTTGTTTTTCATATTCCACTATTTGTGAAATTTTGATTCAAGTTTATCTGATTAGGATCTACTATAAATACTTCTACTACTGGCTTACCGTCTGGAGATTCACTTGAATCTACATTTATATCCGGCCCACTCAATTTACACCCATCAAAGCGATGGTCTCGTATTGGTTTTGGTAAGTTATGTGGATTCTCAAAACTTGCACTTGTAAATGTATACGAGAAGTAATTTCGTTCATCCATATCTTTGCTACTGGTGTAAGCAAAAACGTACTCACTGTAATAACTATCACGTCTAAAAGATTGTGTTGATTCAAATACAGCTTGAGACTTACCTGAGTCATTTCTCTGAACAATCCAACCCGAACCAAATCCTATATCTGGACTTCCTTCAGAGTAAAATACGTTTTCTCTTTCAAACGTATTGGTGAATGCAGTATCAACAACACCAAATATAGTCGAGACTCCAGTGCCGACTCCAGATGAAATACTTCCGAAAACTCTACCATATGTCCTGTTTTGAATCAAACTGGTGTAAGTTGTAAGCAACGAATTTATAGAACCTGTAGTTGTAGTTATGGTCGTTTTGTAAGGAACAAAAGTATTACGTACAAAATTTGCAAATCCCGTACCACGAGAACTTGTTATTTCTAACTTATACTGTCTTGCAAATCCAGTTGGAATAACTACAGTGTCATAGTCTCCAGCAACATTTATATCCTGTGATCCTTCAAACTGTATAGCTATATCGGTTTCACCATCGATTTCTTGATAAGAACTTTCATTCTCGAAACCAATCAGGATAGTGGCTCTTTTAGAAGATACGGTGGCACTTGGAGTACCAGACGAACTAATCTCGTTTGTTCTAGTTACTGTTTCAGACACCCCGCTAAAATTCTTCACCAAACGAACTTTTGATCTCTCCAAGATATTTGGTTCAACAACTATACCAAGAATCTCGTTTACACGGGCTGGTAAAGTTTGGCGAATTTGATCAAAGATACTAAAGTCAAATTGTGATATTAGACGAATGTAAGCCGTAAAGTCATTTTTATTCGGGTATTTTTGCCAGTACTCTCTCGCAAACCATTTTAGTCTTGGATATTCATCTTTGTCTATATTGGAATACTCACCAAAGTAGTCATCTATTGAAGTGTAACCTATTGCCTCGTAGATGTCTTCATTTATTATACTCTGAGGCGAAAATGCTACCATGAGCTTATTTGAGTCAACCGAGAACTTATCAAATCTAGATACCTCGGATGAGTAATTGGGGTCTAACCCACCAAGCAATGATCCAGAGTCTAAACGAACTTTTTCAGCGAAAGGTGTATTGTTTCCTACCGTTGCAACTTCCATGTTGTAGGTTTCAGTTATCGACTCGAAAGCATCATAATTGAATCCAATTAGAGATGCGGTTTTTGGAGACGAGTAGAAACTACTCAGTGTTTGATTGGGGTGTGAACTAGCTATACTTGAAGTCAGTGTAGTATCAAACTCCTGCCAAAACTTGAATTGAGCTTGTAGATCATAGAACGAAGATGTTGAACTATTTCCGTTGTATGCTCTTGGAGCAATAACGTGATTATTGAAAGAACTTTCTTCAAGTGGAGAAGACCAATATCTCAATTCGAAAATTGAACCCGATAAGATGTTATCAGTTTGAATATTAGATCCAGATCCGATATACAGATTTCCATCTGATACCCACGCCTGATTGTAACTACCACTGGTTGTTCCGTTTATAGAAATACTGGCAGATTGTTCTATTACAAGTTTGCCATACTTCGCTGTTTTTACAAAAACATCATAGGTCTGATTTGATGCAGTCAAATCATTACTCAGGTTTCTACGGATCATGAGACTTATTGGTACATCATCATAGAAATACTGATCGTAGAATGACGCTGAAGTATATGTTGTTCCATCACCTATCCAGAAAGCCAATGTACCTTTACCAAGATCTGTTCCTGAGTTTTTGTCCATTGTTACAAACCAATCCACTCGACTTCCCGACTGCTTCTGAAGTAGGGTCTGTGTTGAATTGCCTGTGTAGGTATATCTACTTTCTGGTTCCATTTTCCAACGGAATGTTAGAGTGTCTGGATATTGCCATGTGCCAGTTGGACTTGTGACCTTTTCCCACGGAATACTAACATAACTTGCAGTGGTTGGTGTTGGTAAAGAACCACGTAGATTTAGATAGTACGTGTGTTTTTCCCACTCTGCTCTTGGAATTATTCCCAAGTCTGCGTTATCCGGCCCACCAAATTCACGAATAGTTAGAATAGTCTGTGGTATACCATAAGCAGCAAGAAGTGCCTTTATACCACGGGCAGTTCCTTTTGTCTTGTAGATGTATGGAAGATTATTGAAAATACGCCTCCACACCTCTTTTGTTCTCTCTTCATATGATTTAGCAAGATACTTGTTTATGGTTGTTTTTCCAGTCCATATTGGTTCGGTACTACCACTTATACCAAGTGCGTATTCCCATAAATCTTTTGTCTGAGTTCCATGTGATAACGTCCAACCTAAGTTTCTTGTTGCGTCAAATATAAGATCCTGTGAAATACCATCATTTGGATGTTCCATTCTTAGGTTCTTCTTCAAAATGTGATCCGTGTACAGATACATAATATCAAAGTGTTGACCTAACATATTGACGAACGTTACGGCCTGGTCGTTATCACTATCTTCTCTGATATGATCTGGTAGTGCCTTTGCTAACGCTGTGTAATTTTTTGCATCATAGTCTGTTGCATACTCAAGAAGTGAGTCCAACCAATTTTCTACAAAAGAAGATGTGTATGAATAGAAATTGAATTTTCCTTCCTTCGTAGCTATGTCATAAACACTAGCAGTTACATCAAGTTCGTATTTTGGATAAGGTACTATTGATGCGCTTATTTGATACGTGTAGTTGTAACTACCAGTTGAGTTATAGTATAGGTATTTTTCAAATCCATCGAATCCACTTATAACCTTATCCTTCAGTAACTGAATCTTTATACGGTTTGTTGCAACAGATCCTGTTATAGTAGAAAGTGTATTTAGTTCCGACTTGTAGAATTCTATCAACTCCATCTTGTATGCGAAGTTATCAACACGATCTCTTGCATTAGAATAATAGACAAAGTTCTTGAAGTCTGTATAATCCACATTCAGTGTAACTGGCAAACTAGAACCTGAAATATATCGGTTTATCAGTTGTTCAGATGTCTGAACATTTTCACTTAGGATTTCCGTCCATGACTTATATTCGGTATCCGATGTAGTCCAGTAATCGTAATCTACCTCAAAATTTGGCCCTTTTATAAATGGAATCTCTGGCTCAAATTGATCGGGTAAAATGTTTACCGTGTCAATGTACGGCTTCATCAACCGAACGGCAACCCAACACGTAAAGAAAATGTCTAAGTCTGGACTAAGTGGTTCATATAGTTTTACATAGAATGAGAATGGGTCTCCATCCGATGTAACGTTTATAACATCAACAAGCTTGTTTTCTCCAAAGTTCAAGACTATTGGTGGTATAAAGGTTTTCGGTTTTAGATTCTCAAGGACAAATCTAGCGAGTTGAGCAACCCCTTGTTCAGAGTTTGGATTCGCAAGTGAAAGTTTTAGCTCCGTTCTATCGTCAGATATTTCGGATATAAACATCTTGTCTTTAGAATCGTATGACCCTATAAAGTCACGTAAGAAGTTGTAAACAACTTTGTATTCAGTGGGTGGAACGCTTAGATTTTCAAGATCTCTGTGAATCTGTAGTGACAAACTTGGATAGTCTTTACCATCAACTAAAGAATACGTATCAATGTTGTATGCTGATTTTACGTAAAACAAGTTTCGTAAAAATACATGGAGTTCTACATTGAATGAATTCTTTCCAGTAACTGAATCTATAACACTCGGATCAAATTCTGGTACGATCGTTCGCTTTTCTAATAATGCAAGATCTTCAAGTGGAAATGTAATTCCCCTCTTTGGATTGTTATCTGCGATTATCTCGTTTATGTTCTTGTATTCAAAGTTTGCCATTTATTTACCACCCGAATGCTGCACCATTATTCTTGATTTCATCTAGTATAGTCAGTATGTTTATTAGTTGATCTTGATCCCTACTTAGTCTTGTTTTTATACCAGTAGCCGCTTGAAATGCCAACGATCTACTACCACCTAAATCATTTGTGGCTGGAAACTTGGATCCTACTTCCAATGCTATCTTTCTTATAACGGATGTTGCAAATCCACGGACTTGTGCTTGGTCTTCAACCCAAGCATCTAACGCAGCAACTATAGTGTTATACATACCATTGTTGTTTAGACTTCCATTCACATCATTTAGAATATCATTTACGTTTCTCAAAACTTCTTCGGCAGCCGCTTTATCCGCTAAACCAGCAACTATACTCTTTATCTGTGGTTTCAATTCATTATTCCATTTCAGATGTTGTTTTATCTCTTCAGATGGATTGAACGGATTACCCTTTGCCGGTGGAACAAATACATAAGTTGATTTTGTTGGCTTCTTGGCACCAAGTATGTCCAAAACTCTGACAAACTTAGTGTATGTTGTTTCTGATATAACAGTTATCTTGTCCCATTTGTCCAAGATTTGCTTTATCACTTCTGCCGCTGGATTTTCTGGATCTGGCTCAGGTTCCGCCGGTTTTAGAGAATCTGCTAGACCACTCACAGCCTTTTCAAAGGCAGCTAATTGTTTAGCGGAAGCTTCCTCCGACTTCTTAGCTTGTGCCTCTATTTGTGTAGCTAGTGCATCGAAAGCATCGGTTGTATTTGTTAGTTGTTGTGAAACTCTATCTTCCAATTGTGCCAGTGTAGCATCTATCACCGCATTCAATGCAATGATAGTTTCATCTTTCACCGCGTTTTCTTCTTCTATTATACTTCTCTCTACTGAGAGTTCGGCTATAATCCTATTCAGGTCATCAAGATCAGAGTCTTTTATGTTTACTAGTTCATTTATATCAGATAGTTGTGTTTGTAGTACCTCCAACCTAGATTGCAATGCAGCAACACTATTCGAATCACTGACTATCAATTGCTTTAGGTTTTCAATAAAATCCCTATTATCAACTACACCGTCTCCAGTTGCATCAACTGGAAATAGAGTGTCAAACTCTGCTGCACGACGTAGAACATTTTTTTCAGCAGTAATAGCATTTTCAAGTTGGTCGAACTTCTTATCAACAACATAATTGAAAGATTCAATAGCAAACCGCTCATCCAACAATTCAACTTTAACAACACCTTTATTTCTAAGGTAGTTATCAAATGAAATTATACGACCCAACTCATCTCGACTAACACCAACAGTTGTGTCTATATCTTGTTGTGTTTTTTTAGTTAGTTCATCTAGTAGTGAACGTAAGGATTCTGATGGTAAGACTCCAGTTTCACTTCCTGTTAGCATTTTTCTAACTATGAAATTGAAAAATGGGTCTAAAGGTTGGTTTGTAATTCCTTCCAAAAGATTAGATGATCTTACTATGTCACCACTATCTATAGCAGCTTGAATTCTCCTCTGCTCAGCTATGTACTTTTTGACATAATCGTAGTCAGTTGAAGATTTGAAATCTTTGAACTTTTGTAATAACTCATCCTTTGGTTGAAATACTTCACGATTCACACCCAACTTAGTTTCGTATGTGAGTGTAATGTTTTGTGATTCAAAGTAGTCTATAAATTCCTGAGCGGTTGGAAATTGGAGCGTCGGAAACTGTGCTATCAAGGCCTCAGCTTGAGTCCTTTCAATTCCGTTTTCAAACAAAAACTGTTCTATTCGAATCATCTTGAAACCTTGAAGTAATAGTTGTTATCAAAGATTTGGGAAACATCCCCACCATCAGTATCGACTCTAACTAAGACTCTGTAAAATCTTTCTGGTTGAAAAGAATTCATCCACAAATTGAAATAGTTACCTTCAGTATCACAACTTATTTTACTACCAGTTAGGTTGAATGGTATTATTACTTCATCCGTACTCGCATCTCTCACCTCATAGTATGAAGAAGATGGGAGATAATACTTCTGAGTGTAATACGATTGTGTTGTGTATGTTTTCTGAGGATACTTCGTATAAGCATCGACTCTTATCTTTGCCTTTTCTGTTTCAGAATAGGATCTTTTCAAGCTCACACCTACAACAACATCCTCAAGTGATACAGACGGAAGACTACCAGTGATAAACTGTGAGTCATCCCATACAGCTTGTAGTCTTGGCACGTAAATGGTGTTACTATCAGTACTAAAAAACTTTAGACTAGTTACCGACTGATTTAGAGCTTCCAATTCAGTTGAAAACTTCAGTATGAACCCCTCGTTATCAAATCTACCAGAACCGGTTATCCACTTGTTCACAATAGATGTAACATCCATGTAAATGTCAGACGACTCGTATGCAAATGACTGTGTGCATTCTGTGTTTTCAAACGTCCACCAAGTTCCACCACCCACATTGGTAAAGTAGGATCCAGTTGAACTGGCAAACAGAGCACCAAAAATCAAATCAGCGTCAACCCAAGATTCGGATATTTCATCCCACTCGTAATTTATACCGCCAGTTACTTCAGTTACACCCCAAAGTCTACCAACTTGTTTTGAACTACGATATGTCCAAGAAGCACCATCTGTTGTTATTGGAGTGTTGAAATATTTTCCAGTTCCATTTACCCATGTACCGCTCACAGGATACGCATACACGGTGTACTCTTGTGGTATCTCTCTAACTTCTGCGGTTCTAAGCTGAAGGTAATATCTAGCGTCACTCCCAATCTTTCCAGAGTTTACTCTCGACTCTATATCAGTCATATCGAACTTCATAAGAATTCGACTGTTGTAAATAGAAGACGAACCAACCAACTCATGTGAAAGCTCAAGTATTTGATCAGTTCCCGTATTTAGGGATTCTGTCTTTTCATAGATAGTAGTATCAAACTTCGGGTAAATTGTGTAGATCATCCAAATGCCCTCACTCTACCAACAATATCATTGTCAGGATATTTGATTTCAAAAATAGATGGATCGAGGGATGGGAAAATGATACCATCCTTCGTTGCACGAACTAAATCATAAGCATATGGTGAATAACCTAATGTTGTATCATAATAGTTCACAAACTTCACATCAATTACAGTTTGAACACCTTCAACTCTGTCCAGTTCAGTGAAAACATTACTGATCACAATGGGTTGGTTTATCTGCCAACGTTTTATATCGAAATATCTCTTTAGTCGTTCTATACATCGAAGTATTACTTGGTTACCATTTTGATCTGGTAACGTTATGATGTCAAACTCCACACCGATATTCACAACATATGCGTCCTTTATGTTTATGGCATCAGTGAGCATACGGTGGTGATTTATGTATGTCTTTAGATTCTCTTTAGTCGCATCATTTATAGTAGTTAGTTTGTTATTAGCATCATATCCAAGTACATATAAATTCAAAGCCAGATCGTTCGCAACACGATCACTATTGAAGATAGATTCCTCGGTAAGTTGTGTGTCTTTTGTGATGTAAGCTTTTGCAATTGACCCGTAACGTTGTGGTAAACTATAAGCACGTATTATGTAGTCTTCTTTTGTTACCGCCCTATTCTGTGACGCAAATGAGGCAAGTGCATTCTGACGGATTTCGTTTATGGTTTCACCATCCATACCACCGGTTGCTGGTTGAGTGTTTGTTGTTGCTAAACTACCAATTACCTGATTGTAAAGCGTCGTATCTAAACCAGTTTCATCCAAGGTTATAGTTCTACTTATGATTCGAGTCAAAGTTTCAGAACTAACGTTGTCACGAACTCCACCACCTTGTGTGTAGTAAACCGTTAGTGTTGTATTATTAGGTGCCAATCCATATGTCTTCGTATAGAGAAAGTTTGAAGGATCTATGTTTGGCGAAGCTGACGTTTCTATACCTGATAAAGATGAACCGATTAGGTCTGGATTTGGTATGATTTCCTCGTCATCAAAATCAGAAACTCCGGCTCCAAAGTTTATCTCATATGAGCTAGAGAAGTTGTTACCAAACGCACGAGAAGAAAATCTACGTGCAACTTTATTCAACTTCAACAAGTATGGTGTTTCATTTCTATGGATATTCAATGATGTGTCATTTCTTGGAATGTTCGGAACTGCCTCAAAGACAGTATCTTGTGCAAGATACGGTACATGATACCATTTATTTGCATCGGAGTCTATAGCATATAGTATCTCGATAATCCTATCGTCTTGTAGTATGACTTTATCATATGGTTTTGGTGATCCGAAATCATAAGTTGTAGTCTTTAGAACACCAGAAACCGCATTCACAGACTTCTTTAGTAAGTAAAAGGTTGGTTCGTTTGATATATCATCAACTTCGAAAACTGTTATCTCAGTTGGATCAAAAGAACTACTGAACCTAAAGTCTAAATACTCTATTGTTCTGAATTGAATACTACTATCGTTTTCCGCCGATACTTGCATACCGGGTTCTATTGCAAAAGCATAGTTCCAATCGGGTCTGTTGTTTATTCCACTACCAATAGCTGGTACAATTTGAAATACATCAAGAGTTACATTAGCAGCAACAGATGTCTTTGGTGTGTATCCAAATGATTGTGCAAGGTTCAAAATATTCTGAGTCTCTGATGCCTGAAGAATCATGGATTCTTGTAGAGCTACGTCGGTATAGTAAGAAAGTACATCACCAACGTAGGCAGACATTTCAAGAAACATCATGCCAGGTGAAGACTCGTTGAAGTCTTGGTATGAGTTAGGAAAATAATTCCTTGCAAAATCGATTAGATTTTGACGTAGTGATCCGAAATCTCTAGCGAGATAACGAATATCCTTTTTTACTAAATCTGCCATTAGTTCTGAGCCTCTTCTGTTACACGAATAGTTGCTGTTTCAGATATAAATATCCTGACCGGCAAATATATGTTTGTTCCTGAGATTTGAACACGTAAAAATATGCTTACTGCGTGTTCGGGATTATCCACTTGACCTTCATCTGTTATGTTTATATCGACGGTAAGATCCGTAATAACCAAGTACGGCAACCAACGAGAAATCGCTGAAGATATTTCGCCTCTAAGTCTTGATGAGAAGTCCTCCTCATTACTGATATTTTCAAACAAAACACCCCGTATATCCGTACCAAATTCTGGTTCAAAGTACCTCTCACCTTTAGCTGTAAGTAACAGGTTCCTTAGGTTACTCAAAACTTGCTCACGGTTCGTAAAACTCTTGAAGAATACTCCACTCGGATTGTTGAATGGTATAGTAATACCAATCGGTTTTAGAGTCCCTGGTTTTGTCAAATCACGAATCTGTGATGTGTTTTGATCTACGGGTGAGTTGATGAGAATGGTTTTTCTTCTAAATGCCATTATTACGCTCCCTTTTTCTCGTTTATCTTAGCCATGAGAGATGAGTAATCACGAGTAAGAGCCTTTGATACTTCAGGAGTTAGTTCGCTATCCGAATAACCGTCAGGAACCATACTTGGGGTTTGTCTGCCAGCTACGATAGAGTCCGTAGTAAAACGCATCTCAGGGTACTCATCATCTGACATCGCAGCTTCCATTGATAATCGTGTCTCATTCAGTATATCTTGAATACTACTCAAACCAGTTTTAGATGGTTTCTGTTTTGGTTTTTTTACCAAACCAACTTCTTTCATCAAACTCATACCGTGGTTTAGAGTTTCGGTATCCAACTTTTTCTTCACCTGACTCTCGTTCAGTTTTTTCTCAAGAGCATATTCTATCTCTTCACGAATGATAACCCGTATTTGTTTTAGTAATTTGTCTAAACTCATTTTACACCTCCATTATATCACGTAGCAAGTTATAAGCACTTGTCTGATCTTTCTTGACTAGACCTAGTTTTTTATCATTATTTTGTACTCGTTGAATATATTCATTGTATAGCTCGGTTTTTTTCACACTAATACCAAGTCCATTAGTGTAGGGGGTTTTTGTTCCACGTTTTACAATATAAATTACAGAACCACCAAATTTACTGATGTTAGGGTATGCCTTGAGACCTAAAGTTGTACCGTTTCTGGTACCATCTGAATAACCAGAGTTTCCAAATATGACATATACCTTTGAAGTTTTACTTATATGTAATAATAACTCGGTATGACCAGGTCTAACAATATACGCACCAGGCCAGTCTTTCAAAATATTCCACAGTTCAAGACCTTCAGTGGTAAATCCACTATCCGTAAAATGTATACCCTTTTCAAACTTGATAACATCATTTGTAACAACATACTTTGAAATGGGCGTATTCCGGATCTCTTCTCGCCGTTTTTCCAATTCAACTATTTCCGAAAGTAAGTTTTCTTTTGTTGCCTCTTTATTTCTTATATCAGATTCAACCTTATCTAGGTCAACTTTCTTACTACGTTCAGTCTTTTCGAGCTTAGGAGTTGGATCTACTAATAAATCAGCTTGAATTTGTGTTAAGTCAGCGGTCAACTTCGTTCGCTTTCCATATAAACCCTTTTTCTTATTTTGAAGTGAGTCGTCTATACTTGCTATTAGTTTCTTTTTTGACTTTATATCACCATCTAACTTATTGATAGCTTTCCTTTGCCTTTCGGCTTCTGCATTAGGATTGTTCACTGGAGAATTAGCAAAGTATGTAGTAATAACACCAGTTCCAACTATTGGCAACTTAGTTTCATCTGAAACGTATATGCCGTTTTTAAACAACATAAAATCTACCGTAAGTCCACACCAATATGGGGTTTCACTCCAATTAGAGTCCAAATTACCCTTATTCACATTAGCCCCCGTTTGTCCCAATACACCTTTTTCTTCATCAGTAACGTAAGATCCTTTTATCATAAGAAGATGTGGCTCAGAACCCTCATCGAATAAGTATGGTAGATTTTTATTGAAACCACCAACAGTCATGGTATTCATCAACAAACAAACATCAAGTGGTGATTGTATTTTGTTTTCATATCCAGAAAAAAATTTAGATAAGTTAGTACCCCAGTCGAATAAACTCTTGTAATTTTTTGGGGTAGAAACATTTAGATTTACAGGTGGTGGTTGCTTTGGTGGATACGGTCGTTCTCCCAAAAGCCTACGATTCCATATAAATCTATCACCGGATTTTGGTGGATTTTTGTTTATCCAAGATACGAATGTTGGCGTTTCTGTATTCAACGTTTCGGGATCTAATTTATCAGGTTTTTGTTCTTCTGGTATAGGATCAGTTTTACTGTCTGTGCTTGCAGTTTTTCCGTCCTTCAAGTCTGGATTTGGGCCAACAGGCCCAGACAAAGCTTTTTCTTTGGCTTGTGCCTTAGCAAGAGCATCAGATTCCTCGGCCTTTATTTGTGCAAGCGTTCTTTTTTCTATTTCAATTCGTTCATTTTCTGCAACTACAGTATTCACCCCATCAGTCGGCTTTAGTGGATTCTCCGTATTTCTAATTGCTGTCTGTTGTGTTGTTATTGCATTCAATCCACCCGATCTAAACGAGGATTCAACCTCCTCATCTGTAACAGCTCTAACCGAGATATATCTAATCGGTGCAGTTGGAACAGTTTCACTTCTAATGCCGGGGTCATCGTCTTTTACGGCTTCGATAGAAAGATACTTTATACCACCAGTACTAGTTGGAGTCGTAGGAGTTGATGGTGTAGTTGAAATAGGCGAAGTTACAGAACCTAAATTTGAATCTCCGGTTACATCAACAGAATCAGTAGGTACAGATGGTACTACCACACCAGTATCTGTTGGTGTGAGGGTTGTTGGTGTCTCGATCAATCCGTCTGGTTTAGGAAATATACTATTATAGTCCCCCAAACTAAAAACGGCGAACCCAACTAATGCAAGTGAATCTAATTGAGGTATAGATTCAACTTTCAATTTTGTGTTTACGAATTGTAGATATGTATCAAACCTACCGTTTGAAGTTATGTTCGCTACAGGATAATCAAAAGCAGAAAGTTCTTTCCTAAGCTGAGAGAACGCATTTGAATTATTAGGCACTTCTATTTTTCTTATCCCACCGCCTCCGGTGAATATCTCACTAGCAGTTCCAGAATTCTGACCCTTCAGGTACAATCTTTCTATGATTGAATAATTCAGTGTTATTTTACTCGAATCGATACTTGTAATTGAACAAATACATTCCAAGATTACATACGAAAACACACCATCAGTTGTTGAGAACTTTTCAACCATACCGTCACGTATAGTAGAAAGTATGAAGCCTCTATTTTCGGTATCAGATTTACCTAATATAGACGAATTTAGTTTAGGAGAAAAATCATCCGCGGTTGCAGTTGCACTTATTACAGAAATACCATTCTTTAGTAATCCTGCTTGTTTTGCAGACTGAACTGATCTACCAACAAACGTAGTTTGAAGTTGAAGTATCTTCTGGCTTTTTTCATTATCATATTGTTGTTGTATTTCAGCTTGTGTTGCCATTTAGATTCTCACCTGAATCAAACTATACTAAACGTGATGTCCCGTCGCCATCTTGTTTTTGTGGGATAGTTACAACAAAATTGTTATTTTTAGATTCATTGAATCTGTTTTTATCAGCCTGATTGGCACCACCTGAAAATTCATTCACAAAAGCAAACTTACTTGCCAAATTAGGAAGAGTACTTATAAGACGACTTAGTTGATTTATGTAATTGATATAGTCCCCACTGTTGACAGGAGTTCCTGACGGGCCTACTCCAGTTGGATGTGTCATCTGAACTATAGACGTATTCATATCTATCAATACGTCCATCAAAAACTTCAAAAGATCTATCAGTCTATCACCCAATATCACAGGTGAGGTAGCATTGAAACCGATTGATATTCTACCACCTTCTATTTCAACGATATTCTTTGCGTTTAGTGCAAGTGTGGCCTCTGTTGCGAACCCGATACCGGCTTTAGAGAATCCAACTATTTCTTGTTTGTTGGCATTCAATACGATTCTATCAGATGCTAGTATTATTTGATTTCCACCAAATAGGTTCTTTCTAAATAGTCCAATCTCCTTATCAAAAATAGATGGGGTATACTCAGAAGCGGGTTTGAATTTTACAGACTGTCCTGATGTAAGCCAGATAGATGCATCGTCATTATCCGGACTTTCGATGTGAAACTGATTGAAAGTTTTTTCATTTCGTTTTGGATTCGTCCCGTTTGAAATGATTGTAATGGGATTTCCTGTTGCACCAGTTCCAACACCCCATGTAGGATTTTGTTGGTATCTACGTCTCGTGTCAACTGTTGAACCTAGACGAATAGATTGACCCCATCTGCCTTCAAAAATAATATCACCTGAGTAAGGCTGGATCGGAAATACGTCGAGTCTTTCTGGAAATGTAGGATCGATGGTATCTTTTACAAGAGTATTGTCAGTTAGTCTTGATGGTAACCCAAGACTAGAATCAGTTGCCTTATTTGTATTACTCCGTTCATCTAAAACAACTCTGTTTGCACCAGGAAGTCCATTCTGGTGTACCGATGATTGAATTGAAATGGGTGATGTGTAATAATACTCACGACCACTACCAGCACCAGAATGATATGCGGTTGGCCCCTTACAAACAAAAACTACCTCACCTTTTAGTGGTATTTGTTTTATGTTTGCGTTGATTGGTTTAGCCTGCACCAAGTCCATTGGTGAGCCAGCCGAATCGGAATTCAGAAACTTACATTGAATAGTAAAAAGTCGGTTAGGAGTTTTATTCTCATAATCAACACTAACGACTTCTGCGGGTGCCCATTCATATTCTTCGGCGTTAAGTATTATCTTTTTGGGATTCATCTATTTTTGTCTCCTCCTTTGCTTCACCGATGTTTTTTATCTCTTTTAGAAGAGCATCCTTTTCCTCGTCTGTCAAGAATGAGCTCCCTTCATCCGTAGTTTTCGAGACCATACGTTGAACAACAGCAGCGAGTTTTACAAGATGTTCGTCATTCTTGACGGATACTTCCATGTAATCTTTGATTACGGGTACAAGTAAAGCCGCATCACTTATATTTGTGATAAGAGGCTTCAAGTCCGCAATCAGAAGATTTATCTGCCGGTCTTTCTTTTTTTGGTTCTCGTAAATATCTTTGAGTAAATCCGAGAACTTTTTACTTCCAAATATTTCTGTATCAAAGCTCATATAACTATAACTATGTTAATCCTCAATAATGTCTTGAATGTCAAACCAATCCATATCGGCTATGTTTCTTCCGTCTGAATATGCCTCATAGAGTCTTCCGTAGATAAACTTGAACTTGGTAATGACATTTGTTATGTACTGTGTTTTTATACCTGTTCTTTCTCTAATGAGAATATATAGAGCCTTTTTATTGTAGTTTTCTATGTTGTCACGAGTTTTGAAAAGATACAATACCGAGTCTGCTACTTGTAAATCTCTGTTCTTTGTAAAAATCAAAGGCAAAAATTGTTCCATGATTTCTGCAAACATATCTATGAAGTCTTTTTGTTCGTCAATATATTCACTACGTAACTGTTCATTTACGATATTTCGTTCAGAATCTATTGTCTCTAAACTATGTCTTTTCTTATAGTGATAATAGTTCTTGTTATTCTCAGCTATCAGATAGTTCTTTGCAACTATTGAAAAATAAGAGAATGCCTTGAACCCACTTTCTCCATCGTATTTACTTATCTTCTCATGTAAGAACGTAACAACTTCATGTTTTACATCTTCATGTGGGACGTCGAAACTATAAAACTTGAATCGGTGTATCATAATCTCTGCCAACTTGTAAAATGCAGGATGAATTTTCTTCGTGTAGATTATGTTTCTAATAACCGGGTCTTCACACTTATTGTACTCGTTTATTGCATCCTCTGTTTCCTGTGTGAAATAGATATTCTGCTTCTTTTTCTTTACTTCCATAATCAGATCCTCTCTATTCTACCATTGAAAGAATTTCTTGATGTTTCTTCTTCCGATGGTTCATCATCTATTTCTAAGTAGACAGCAATATCATTGATTACTTTCTTTAGCTCATTGAAAAAGACTCCTACTTCATCATCCGCCTCAAACGAACCCTTTCTATCCAATTGTTTCAAATACGATTGTTGACTTAGTACACGGTTTCGCATGGAGAAGATAAAGTCTACATTTTCCTGAGCAACTCTTTCGAGTGCCTGGTACTTTGTGTAAAGATTGTATATTACATAGAATGATACAAGTAGTAATAAAACCAAAAACAAAACCATAAACTCCATATCATCCTCTTGTAAATTTTGGTTCAATTACTTTGTCAATAACTCCATGATTGACAGCATCATCGGGTGTTAGATAATAGTCTTTGATAGTGGCATCACTCCAAAACTTCTTATCCTTATTCGAATTATCAGTCATGATTGTTAGAAGAATATCTTCCAACTTTTCCATATGACGAGCATTAGCTTTCATGTCAGATGACTTACCGTAAAGACCAGTGCTCAATTCATGGAACATGATTGTACTATGTTTCGAAGCCGCACGAACTCCCGTTCCTGCACATAAAAGAAGTGCTGCAGCTGACATTGCACGTCCTCGGCAAATTGTATTCACTTTGACATTCAGTGATTGAATAAAATCAATCATACCGAGTGCCTCATATACGTCACCACCATCTGAATTGATTACAATAGTGACAGGATCATTTTTCTTACTTTCATCCCTCATATGCATAATTGCCCGTACACGTAAAACTAAATCATACAATGTACCGTCTGCAATATCACCAAACATATAAATGGTAGAAGTCTCAACATCCATACCGTAATCTATTTGTGAAAGTGCTTCTTTCCACTTTACCGGCAGATCTTCTCCACGTTCTGTTGATTCTTTACTAACCAGTCTGTTTTCGTTCTCTGTTTCATCGTCGTAAAATCCTGCCATATCATTTACTCCTCTTAGTTTTAGAAGACCCTTTCTTAGCTGTTTTTGTTCTAACCGATGTTGGTTTTTTCTTACCAGCTTGAACCAGCTTAGAAAACTCAGTTGTTATTTTATCGTCGATAGTTGTTTTCTTTTTACGTTCTGTTTTGGTTTCTTTTATTTCAGTCGGTGGTAGTGTTCCAAACAAATCTTTTTGTAATTCGCCTTTATGGTAAACGTTACCATCTTTGTCAACAAACTCGTTCATAAACTTCCAACCTCTCGGATAGCCAGATGGTTTTTTCTCTTCGGGTGGTGGTAGTAACATAGCCGTACAACGCCAACACAATACTTTAGTTGCATTTTCATCAACCAAAACTTCTTCGTAACATCTTCTACCTTTGAAGTACTTACTATCAGTTTCACTATTTTGACAAACTAAGTATTTCATACAGATATACCTCTTTTATACCTTTCAAATGCAGGTGGTGGTGGTGTATTTTTTTCACTCACCTCATTGATTTCTTGATAGAACTCTTTCTGTTCATCTACCAATGATGAATCCTGTAATATACTACTTATCTCCTTCTTTTTCAAGCGTTTATTTCGTTTGGGCTTTACTCTCTTTCGAGTTATAACAGGAATACTATTTTCTGTATTGAGTAGTTTGTCTTCTTCTGTTTTAGTCTCAGGTTCTATTTCAGGTTGTACTACTACATCATTGTTATTCAGAATGATAACAACATCTTTATCCTGTAACTCGTCTATTTGTTCAGACTCTTTTTCCAAAACCTCATCTTGAAAAAAATCGGGTTCCTCCAACGGTGGATCCGTTTCAATCTCCTGACCTATTTGAGAAAGTTCATCTAAGGTTTGTTTTTGTTTTTCCTTATGTCTCAGGTGATTAGCAGCAACAACTAAACTAACTGCAAGTGGGTCAAACACTACAACGAGGATAAGAATAAACCAATTCACAACAACGTCCATTGGAACACCAGTTATTCTACTAAGATAAAGTAATGGTCCAAGTTCCGATGAGAATGTTTCGTTATTCAGAGTTAGTTTTGTTTGTTCTATCGCAGCAATAGAATCTGAAAGTGCAAATGACTTCTGAGTAAGTGTGGAAATATCGTTGTTGATTGTTTCCGATGACTTATCAATAGAAGACATATTCTTTGATAAAGACCACGTTCCTTTGTTCTTGGACAGTTGTTCTGTGTAAGCATTTTGTTGGGATACACGAACTTGGTCAAGTGATTTCAATCGATTACTTTTTTCTTCTACCGCCTTATCAATCTGAACCTTCTGATCCTCGAACAGTTTTTTCTTTTGATCGAGAAGAGTTATTTCATTCTGTGTTTTGTAAATAACCTTTGCGGTTTCTTGATACGAGTTAGTCAGGTAGCCATAAACACCGATAGATGTTATAGCCATCAGAACTATCGCGGAAGAAAGAAGATATGCTTTGAATGCAAGTTTTAGTGTCTTGAAGTGATCGTGTAAAAAGGTTACAACAACAAGTTTGGAAAATTCCAACATTGCCGCCATACCAATAATTGACCAAGAACCACCTGCAAAGAGTTTAGATATTCCAAATACTGAGTAGTATCCAGAGAAAGCTGCCAATCCAATCGCACAAAACCAAATAAGATTTTTGAGGTTGAATATTTTAGATGACATCCATGTTTCCCATTGTTTTACGATATTCTAGTAGTGCCAGTTCTTTAGCTTTACATTCCAACATGACATCTACGTCATGACCATAAGTATCTATTTTCTCCAAAATGTAGTCCGCGTGAGCCTGTGGTTTGTCTTTTGGATTACCGGTTTCCTTTGGTTTAGATGATGAGTAATGAACTACGGGGATGATACCATCACGCCACGTTGAAATGGCAAGTTCAAGGGCTTCTTGTTCAGACAAACCACCTGTATTGAACGTATGGTGGTGATAATCAAATACGATTGGAATACCGATACGTTCATGAATATACATCAGGTCTTTCACACTATACATACTAGCTTTGTCATCATTCTCAACCGTAAGACGAGATTTGACAGAGTGTGACAATCTGTCATAGTTGTCACAAAAACGTTGCATAGATGCAATTTTATCACCATATACACCGTTACAATGGATGTTTATCTTGTTGAATGGTGAGTTGTAGAGTCCTAATAAATCAAGAACCTTACCGTGTAGCTCAAGGTCTGTAATAGAATTCTGAACTACCTTTTCGTTGGTCGAACAAAGAACGTTGAATGGGCCTGGATGACACCCTAAACGGACACCATGAAGTTTTGCATACTCACCCGTGCGTTTCATCACCTCACTAATTTCATCGATGTTAGGGAGGTTTTCTATACCGTATTCCGATGCCCACGGGAACATATCGGACGATATACGAAATAGTTTGATGTTGTTTTCTACGTTCCAATGGATGATGGTCTCCAAGTCTTTGACATTTTGAAGTCCAAGTTCAGCGGCATAATTGATACCACGTTGGAGAAATGTTTTCTTTATCATTGACCGATTGGTGGTGATTTTTTTCTTACCAAGAGTCATATTGATACAGGCATAACCGAGGTTCATAACAATCCTATGATGAATAATGTGAGTTCTAATATAAGGAAAAAAACAATGGGAAACAAGAAAAATCTTGTCTCCCATTCAAGAATTTCAAACTAATAGTTACAATTAGCCCCAGTTCTCACTTGGTTTGAATCCAACACTTCCTGTCCACTCACCATCCGATATAAGTCGTATAGATAGACCCATAATCTGTGGTGTGAGTACTGATATAGCATTACGATTTTGCCAATAGAGTTTGTATGCGTAAGCATCATTTGCGGATGCTGAAGTACTTGACCACCAGTTTCCACTCCATGTGAGATCGAAAAATTCACCACCAACTGTAACAAATCCACCAGGATTACCTTTCCATCCAGATGAGTTAGAACCATTACCAGAAATACGTGTAAGTGTTCCCCAATTTTCAGTATTCTTCATTGCAAATCCAGCTGCACGTGTACCACCTAAATAGGTTATGAGTGTGTTATAGTCATCTGCGGTTGGAACTTTAAATTGAGGGTTCTCAGTTATTGGATGTGCTGTAAGGGAAGCACTTACAACGTACCAGTTATACAGTTTCCCATATGTACTGGCATTTCTATCACTATTGTCATAGTATCTCCATGCCGGTGTACTATTGCTACAATAGTCTATCCATTGCTGAGATGAAGACGCTTCTGGTATTGGTGTTCCATCTCCAAACGCATCAACATCAAGATTTTGATCATCCCAGTCTTGGGTTCCAATAGTTACAATTGCCATGAATATCTCCAACAGTTCAAGAAAAAAAATATCTTACTGACTATAAATATGAATGAAAACGGGAAACCATTTCTGATTTCCCGTTTGGTGTTTATGTTTTTCCTCAATCTACTTTGATATACTTGACCGTATTTTCAATCCGTTTTACTTCAACCTTTGGGATTGAAATTGTCAATACACCGTTCTCGTGTTTTGCAGAAACTGAATCGAAGTCGTATTGGGTGTGGTTATTGATAACAAATGTACGTTCGAAATACGAGTGTTTCAACTCACGAAGAAGATACCTAATGTTATCATCTCGTTTTTCAGCTTCCTTCTTACCAGCAATAGTAAGAATCTTTGCTACGTCACCATCATAGTTTGCATTCAGGTATTCCTGATCCTTGATGGAGATTGTAACCTCGTCCTTTGTGAGTCCAGCAATTTCTGCAACAAATTTGATTTCAGTATCTGTTTCAAGAATGTTGACCTTTGGGTAAGATGCCTTTTGAATTGCATCTACTCCAAATGTTTTCCTAAACTCAGGAAATGCAGTTGAAATCAAATTGTCAAATAACCTATCGGTTGGAAGGAACGGTTCGTTCCATAGTGAGGATGGCAATTGTGCCAGTTCATATCTTTTCATATTGAACTCCTATAAATTGAACAATCAGTTAGACTTGTTATTACCGACCCAACATAGGCGTCGGTACTTTCGTATAAGTAGTTCTTAGTTAGTTATTGTTGTTTTTAGGTTTTCTACCACGACCAGATTTTCCATTTTGATCACCTTTTCTAGAGGCACCATTACTTCGTTGATCATCATTAGCATTCTTTTTGGGACGGTTGCTATAGCGTTTCTTTTTAGTCTGAGTAGCTTTGTCAGTGTTGGTGGGTGCTTCAATATGAACACGAAGGCTATTTATTACCGCGTTCTTGTCTTCTAATGTTTCGGTGAGTGAACTAATTTGTCTACGATTGTAGAACCAAAACCCAACACCCGAAACAATAGCCGTGATCAAAACTATAAGTAAAGTAAGAGACATAACATTTCCTCTCAATATTTGAAAATACAATAAACGTAGTTGTTATCGTTTACTTTTTTGATGGTTACTTTACCATAAGTATTGGTGAACGTAACAAAAAAGTAAAGCGTTGAATACATAAACGAATCACTAAGGTTTGGTTTCAGTGTGAAAATCACACCCTTGTTCGCAATAGACATTGCGTTTTCAATAACTGAAGTGACATAATCATGTTGAAATTCACCATACAGGTGTTTATCAAATACACCAGTTATTACGACCCAATCCTTTTTGTCTGGTTCTGAATCGATGTAAGCTTGCAAGGATGTTTCAACAAATAATACATTATCATCTACAAACTTATCTTTCAAGGTCTCGACCTTCGTTGGATCCGCGTCAACCGCTATAAAAGAACCAGGTTCAGTTATCGTCGTATATTCCAAATACGTCTCTATGAATTTTCCGGATTCATTTCCGGATCCGAAATTCAAAACAGAATCTTCGTCGAGTATTCCACAGTTTATAATCTCATCGTAAATAGTTAACTCATCCATAGCATTAGTCATTGTTGTAGTATCCATAAAAATCCATTGTCTTTTTTCTTCTACGATTGATACGCTTCTTCGTATCGGTTGATGAACAATGTTCAGTCCTCATCGGATGTGTTCTATTGAAATTTTGTGTCATCTTCAAACTCAACTCAGCCATTTCCCATGCCCTATGTGGGTCTTTAGTCGGGGGAAGTAGATGCTCTTCCGATAGATTCACTCCATTTACGTCAATATACAAATTTTTTTCCGAATCGAAAAGCATTTTTGCGTTAGGTAACTTCTTCAGTACTCTCTTCATAATCTTTTCAGTCTCTACCATAACTGTTTCCTCTAATTACTTTGTGGTATTTATTTCTAACAGTAACAATACTATTTTGTATTACTTCACATTTTTCAAACTCATCGTTCTCAAGAAAGTAGATGTACATATCATATAGTTCATCTAACTTTTGAAAGTCAGTCATCGAAGTCATTTCAATGTAGTAGTTTGGATTTTGTTCCAACATTTCCCAATTGAAATTCAGGGACTCTTCGTAAAACTTCTTTACGTCTCCCATCCAATTGCCTCGGAAATGTTCGGGAAGTTCTGTGTGAAAATGTCACGTATTCCGTTTGCAATATCTCTATGTTCTTTCTGTGTATCCTCAGCGGTTCTCAGTTCAAGATAGTGGATCCAGGATCGTAGTGAACCTTTCATATACATCGTTGTTTCAGTTGCAAGAGGAAGAACATCACGAGCAACTTCACGAGCAACACCAGCAGTTATCAATTCGGAATACAGTCTCATAGAAGATTGTAAGAAGTCACTAACCGCATCAGATGCTTTGACTTCTCCACCAACTTTATAGTTGGACAAAATAGATCCAGATAACATAGGATCAAATGATTCTGCGGAGGATTGACGATTCTTATCTGCCTGTTTACGAAGTTCAACTTCTTGAACAGATGTAGCAGAAGAATATCGTTGTGAAAATTCTTGGAACGAGAATGACTTATGACGAAGAATTTGTGCAGCGATAGAACGTCTTGTTACGATTTCCACGGTCATATCAACGAACTCAAACGGAGACCAATGCTTGTGTTTGATGAGATAGTTGATAAGACGTGGGGCTGTCTCTACATTCATCTGATTCGATGGATTAGATACACGAGCGATATAAACAACAAACTCTTCTGGTGTCATCTCTTTTTCGAGTGACGGGTGTGTAATTGAAACCAACTTTACTGACATTTATTCCTCGCCTTCTTCAAATTCCATTTCAAAGTTATCGTCTTCTTCTTGAAGTTGGAATTGGTTTAGATTGATTTTGTTTTCTTTTCGACCTTTGTTTCGGTCATAAGAATCTAATTTTCTTTCCTTGAACATTTCATATCCGTCTTCAAACCGATCGGATTTCTTCGTGTGGTGTCTGTAATCTCGTCCCATAATACGTTGTATTGTTGATGAATTTGAGTTATGTTATAAAGCTACGAAAAAGTTAGAAGATTTCCAAACCAAATTTTTGAACAAACTTCTTTATTTCATCTAACTTTTCATATCGTTCTGCATCTAAAAGTCGCTTGGTATATCCCGATAGAATTTTCTGAAAGTTATCTCTTCTAATAAGAACATCTATTTGTGATTGACCTTGTACTAAAATAGAAGCAACTATCATCGATTCTATATCGTTTTCTAAACAATCAACCATCGCAAGATACACTTTATCGGATAGTGAGAAATTCAGTTTGTCATCTGCTGCCCATTCCAACATCGATTCACTACTGTTGAATTCCAGTGTCTCATGAAAATGCCAAAGTGGTATTTCACTGAGTTGGTCATTAGGGTTGGAGTAATCGCTTTTTGACATATCCTGAAATTGTCTCATAGTAATCTTTTTTTTCTGGACTTTGTTTTATAGCACTATTGAGGTACTCATCTATCAATTCTTCAGTTAGATTGTTATTTCTTGTTATCTTGTACTGGCTTATTATGTTCTCAGTAACTTCTATAGCAGCACTAACATGAAATTCATCATAGTCAGAGAATTCAATATTGTACCCATTCAATATGTGTTCCAAGTTGAATAGCCATTCGATATAGTTACTTTTTCTTTCCACCTCGTTTCGATTTTATTTTTTGAAGTTTGATGTGAGTGATATTACCCTCTTCGGAAATCACAACCTTATGGTCTGCCGAATACAACAGGTCTGTCATCCAATCTAAAAACTTCTCTATTTCAGGGTTTATGTTCAATCCCTGTGGTTGTCTTGAACCAAAATCAAAAGGAGGTTTGAAATTATTGAAGAACGGGTTTTGTTTGTCACCCGTGTCAGATTTCCCATCTGCTTCATCTTTCAATGAATCAAAAAAAGGATCTTTATCTTCTTCATTGTCTATATCATCGGTTTGTTTGTCTCGAATTTTCTTTACGATCTCTTCTACTGTATAACCATCATAGATGGAATTGAACTTATCAAAAAAGTTCTTTGCATCTTGCTTAGTCATCTTTTCATTACGTGTTCCACCCATGTCTATTTCAAAATAGTTCAACATGGATTTCAGTTGTCTTTCACGCTTTGTCATTTTTGTCTTTCTTCATAAGTGTACTTAGAACTTCTTCATACTCATAGTGTCCATCTCTAATTCTCATAAGAGAAAATTCTTTTATCTCTTTCTTCAACTTTGAAGATGAACAAACCTCAGCCATTCTAACAACAGATTCTTTTTTTGGACACTTACTTTGAAAGTAGACAGGAAGAAAATCATCCCTCGTAAGAAACCAAAAGCTAAAGAACCCTAATAAGAAAACTACGATAAATTCCACTGAAAACACCTCGGTTATGACGTAAGTTAGTTACAAGAATAAATAGTAGTTGTAAAAACAAAACAGGGACTGAAGAATAAATTTGGTCGGTATATGTTGATGAAAAGGTTCATCACTCTATACAACATTCTTCAGCCCCTATTGTTTACTCTGTTATCATTACTTGAGCAAGGTTGCGTTCCTCTAACTCAATTCGAAGTCTCTTAGATACCTTTCGCCAGTACTTTTTAGTAGACTTCTTCTTGTGCCCGTCGGGGCCTCCGTTCCACTTCCTTGCCATCAATTCCATGTCTTCTTTTGAAAGTGAATCTCTATTCAGGTTTGGGTTGTAAAACTCTTGATAGATCCAAAACATCTCTGCCGACTTCTCAGGATCGTTTCTATCAGCAAGAGTAAACTTTTTATCAAGTCCTTGAATCTTGCAAATACGATTTACTTCCTTCACCATGATTGGTTTGATTTGGACAATTCCAACCGAACCATCTCTTGATTTTGCGTTTGCGTCACCTTTTGACTCAACCCAAACGATAGATGAATACAACACGTCTTTTAGGATTTCACCCTTCTTGAAAGGGGTCATTGCAATTACTACAAACGTAGCAACAATGAGTCCAACGGTTGTAACCCGTTTCCATTTGTTAGTCATATCAACTCTCTCTTTTGTGGATAATTTGTTTTCATTCTTTACGTCCGAAGACGTAGGTGTATTACAACAACATTATACCGACCAAGTATAAATATCAGTTGTTTTTGTTATTACAATAATAGGAAATTTTTGGGACAATTCCAAGCGATTTTTATCCGATACCGCCGGTGTCTCCAAGTTCAAATTGTGTACCCTCGTAGGTTTCACGTGATTCGGTAGGGATCAGTTCAATGTCCCTATATTCGGCGTCTTTGGCTTTCATACAACAGAACCATTTTCCATCTTTATCACGGAGTAAAGAATCTGTTCCAAGACTGTTGTGGATTATAGTTGCAGCTTCCTCAGAAGTAGTATTACTCAACACTCTTCGTATAACATAGATACTATCTTCTAGTCTAATAACACTATTCATATTAACATAACCTCTAGTTTAACTGCTACTTAACTTAACTCTGATAATAAGTAGAATAAGAACTTCTTTTTTCTGTGTTCACTCTTTTCCCGTGTTCACTGTAAAGATACAAAATAAATCAATACGAGTCAAGTGTTATTTTACAGTCTGTCAACATTGTTGATGTTCTGTAAAACTAGCCTCCTTCAGATTCCGTAGGAAGAAAATGGGTGTTTTTATGGACTGTAAATACCCCTGTTTTGACCCCTACCGACGTCCTAGAGACGTTTTTATTTGACCACCCATACCCAACTATACCTCCACCCATAAAATCTCCGTATAAACGAGTTAAACACCATATTTAAGTCTATGAAAATAAAGGACTTACGCCGATGACGTAAGTCCTTATAAATCAACTACTTACAGAAAATCAGTCGTTTTCGCCCATGAGAATATCGGGACGTTGGATGTATTCGATTGTTAGGTCATCCGCCCACAGAATTCTTTGGTCATCCCATGAAACAACGAATTCTGGCACCATACAACCGTAACGTTGATAGTATGCTTCATACTCATCAAATGATTCGTAGATGTCAAACTTATCATCGAAGATTGGAATACCACCTGACAATTGAACAAGACTTGATTCTAGCTCACCGAACGTCGAGAAATATGTCCCTTGTTCAGCCTCATCCTCTGAGTTTTCAAAAACCCAAACCAAAATGTCTTCTCGTAGTCCTTCAAGAATTGTAAAACTACGTTCTACTTCTTCGAGATTTGCCGCATTTGCAACATCGTCCCATCGTGCAGAAAACTGTTCGAGTAGTTGTTTGAAATTATTGTTCATTGATGTAGTCCACGATCTTTGATTCTGAAATAGTCTTGACCTCGAATGGATCAACACACGTTGATAGATACTTGTTCACTTGAACTTCGGCATCCGTTACAGACACGGCATTTACCATGTATGAACGAGATTGCTTTTTCACCTTACCATTATCGTGGGTGATTTCAAATTGAACTTTTGCTAGATAGAAAGCCATAACTAATCCTTCTTTTTATAAATGTTTGATAAGTACTTTGTATTTAGTTGGTTGGTTCCAATGAGAGAGTGTAATGGGAAGTACCCTTTATGACACCCTACCATATCGTTCTTTGTTCCAATATACAAATTTCCGTCTTCTTCTACAAGATAAACAGGTATAAAGTTTATCTGTAAATCGTTGTACTCGTCGGAATACCGAGCGAATATCTTTTTACCGATTGGAAATTGGTTAGTCTTGGAATGTTGCATAGTCATTGAATTTTGACTGATAGATTGGTTCGAGAGCGAGATACACTTCCCAAAGTTGTTCGAGGAAAAAGTCATTTGCGTTATACGGTGTAAACTCTCCATCAGTGTTCCATTCGTCACTGTTTACAACGGTCATAAGATATACGTCCCGTCCCTTTGTCTCTACACCATAAACATCCACATCTTCGATTGTTACGATAGGTGTTGGTGTATTTGTATCATCGTACTTGTAGAATTCACCACCAGCCTTATTGATTAGGGTGGCCATACGAATGATGATCTGTTCCTTCAACGTCTTCGGTGTGATAATGATAGACGTTACGTGTGATGATTGACTCATCGAGTTACTCCAATAAAAAAGTTGTAAAAGAAAATAGAAAACGGAATTGCTGCGAGTGTAAAGTAGAACATATTACGGAACGTTTGCTTTTTCTGTTCGAGTAAACGAATCTTGTTGTAGACCGCTAACGAATTGCAAAGTTCGTCTTTTGTAATGTGCTTACCCAATGACGTATAAGCATTTGGATCTGCAAGAAATACCTTGTGGATATTTTCTTTCGAGGGTGTCCGTGACCAATTGAATGGTTGTATTCGTCGGACTTTCTTCATTGCGTTACCTTTGAGGTGGTTGATTGATGTAATACAAATGTACGAAAAAA